GAGATCGCGCCGGGCGTGCCCGCCGTAGTGGTCACGGCATAGTTGACCCATGCCGCTTTCGGGTCGGACGTGCTCGGCTTGGTGATCGTCTTTGCGTCCCGCTCCCGAGCCGCTTGGAGTAGCTGATCATTCGCCGCTTCGGTGGCCGCCTTGTCCTCGGCACTGACCGCCGGGGCCTTCGTCCCTTCAATCTCCTCGATCAGCCCGGCTTCGAGATGATCTTTGATCTGCCGGTCCGGAACTTCCGGGGGTAGAACGTGATCCTTGTAGAACCCGGCCATCCTAGGCAACCCGTCGCCGGACGTGACCAGCACCGTGATATACGGTGCCGTGACCTTGTATTGCTTCGCCATGATCAGTCATCCTCCGTGATCTTGCTGGCGATGGTAGCGGTCACAGTGGGAGCGGTGCCGCCGAAGATCCCCGTCAGATTCGCCCTGACATACCTAACCAAAGCTGACCCCACCGAGGTACCCGTTTCACCCGTGATGCTGCCCGTACTGAAACTGATCCCGCTTAGAGAGATCCACGTGACCCCATCATGGGAACCTTCCAGAGCGATACTCGCCCCAAAGGGGCCTGGAGTGCTGCCAGTACACCCCGCGATCATGGTGTGCTCGTTCGACACCGTCTCTAGATCATTGACCACGCCGGGGCCTGCCGCTGTTGCCGCGTTGAGCGACGTGAACGGAAGAGACATCAGCGAGCGGCCGTGATCCGGCAAGCCGCGCCCGGCTCCTGGACGATCGGAACCGTCTTACGCCGCCCCTGGAGATCCCACGAGTCGGAGGAATCGCGCCGGATGCTCTTGATCTGAACAGCCAGGTCGGCCGTGGCGTAGCCGGGGGCCGCGTCCATCTCGTCGGCCATGCCGCCGAGCTGAGTGGAGTCAAGCACATAGACCTCTGTCAGGGTCGGCATGTTCGGAGTGACCACGATGTTAAGCCCGGCCACTTTCTGGAGGATCTGGCCGGTGTAAATCGGGTTGTCGGTGGTCTCACGCCGCCACGCGTTGGTGATCGTGGTGTCCTGCATCATCAGGGCGTAGGAGGTGTCGTCCATGACCACCGTGTCGGGGGTGTACCCCAGGTTCAGCCCGACGATCACGGCCTTGGCCCGAAGGATGTCATACAGGATCCGGGGGGTCTGGCTGTTCCACCCAACTCCGGTACCCCCGGCCGTGGCCGCCACGGACGTCTGTCCGGAGATCGCCGAAGCGATCGCAGAGAACGCGATGCCGTCGACCTGCTTGATGATCCCGTTGACCACCTTTTTGAGGTTGCGATCCACCGCCGCGCCCGCGTAGATATTCCGCTCGATCTCCTCATCCGTCAGGATGACCTTCTGACCCCACTTCTGAACCGCCGCGATCGCGCCGGTCCCGGTGGGAAGGTTGGCGTAGGGGTACTCGGAGCCCGCGCCGACAGCCTCGACGGTCCGGTCCGAAACGAACGGCTCACTCATCTCGTACAGCACCGCGCCGCCGGTCGACCGGTATCGAGCGGTCAGAACCTGGTCAGCGACGAACCGAAGATCGACGTACGAACGGAGACGACGCCGGAGCTGAGTAGGCGACTGGAGAAACCGGCTAATGGTCTCAAGATCGCCGGAAAGCGTGGGGGGAGCTGCCGGGAATGCACCGGGCATTTGATCACGTACCTCTCATATTTGTGGGCAGAAAGCACCCGGTCAGACAGACATCCACCGGAATTTGGCGTTGTCGACTCCGGTCGTCAGAGCGATTCCGATCACCGCTCTGGACGCATTGGCCTCGGTCTGGACATAAGCCGCTCCGGCCGCAGCGAGCGCCGCGACGTCACGGTTCGCCGTGCCAGACGTGGTGACCTCGGCTCCGGCCGCGATCGCCCCGTCCGCGATCGACTCATGGACGCATCCGCGCGTCCAGACCGTGACCCGGCCTCCGGACGGTGCGTCATGCGCGGCCACTCCGACGTAGCTGATCGACGCCGTGGTCCCGGCCTTGGCCACCGTGCCGGATCCGGTCACGACCAACAGGTTTCCACCCGTGACCGCGCCGGACGTGAGCATCGTGTAATTGAGCCGCTTGTCGGTTACGGGTGCGTAGTCACCCATGATCAGCGACCCAGGAACCGGAACTTGAGCCCGGCCGTAGCAGTGGACAGAGCGGTTCCGACCAAGGTCCCGGCCGCCGCGAGCGTGGCCAGGGTGCCGGTTTCGCCGGTTCCGGTCGCGCCGGTCTGAACCGCCGCGCCGGTCGTGATCCCGGATGTGCTCACCACTTCGTGAACCAGACCGGGAAGGGGCCAGATAGAAACCCGCGCGTTGATCGCCGCGTCATGCGCGGCCACGCCGACGAACAGACCGGAGCCCGCTCCGGCCGGGCCGACCGTGCCGACTCCGGTATGCGCGACGATCGTTCCGCCGACGACCGCGACGCTCGCCGTCATGGTGAACGGGAGTGATCCATTCTCGTAGACAGGTGTGTAATCAGCCATCGGTGATCACCGGCCTTCCTGGCCGGAGCCGCTCGGCGGGAACAGCGTGTCGAACTCGCCGCCGTTGTAGGCGTCCGGGTCGCCGGGGTATCCGATCTCGGAGACCGGGACCAGTCCGGGAGTGAGCGACGCGATCAGGTCGCGCGTGCCCTCGGGGTCGGATGCCCAGACCTTCTGCCACTGGGTGAGCCTCGCCGGGGGGAACTTGCCCGCCGCCATGGCCGCCGTCAGGGTGGTGTCACGCTCGGTTTCGAGCTGAACCCGCCGGGCCTCTTCGCCGCGCTTGATCCGGTTCTGCATGTCGGTCCAGACACTCGCGTCGATGACGATCGTGTTCGGTCCGGCCGCAGTGATCTCTGCTTTGTGCTCGGCCAGAACGCCGGACGCCTGGAGAACCCGCTCCGGGGTCATCTCGGCATCGTCGGCCAGCCCGAGCGTTTTGCGCAGCTCTGCAAGCTGCGCCTCGGAGAATTCCACTTGTGATCCTTCCTTGTGGAGCGGTGCCCCGTGGATACGGGCCGCCGCCTTGGCCGCCGTGACCGGCTTGGCCGGTGATCGCGGGGTCGGAGGTGTGACCGGCTCGGGGGCCGGAGTGACCGGCTCGGGATCCGGGGTACGAGGGGGTAGCGCCGAGCGGAAAGCCGATTCGGCCGCGCCCGCGAAGATCACGCGGGTCGGGGCCGCACTGGCCGCCGGTTCCGTCTCGGTCTCGTTGGGGGGAGCGTCGACATACTCGATATCGACCTCGATCGGCTCGGAGAACACGATGTTCTTCCCGTCGATCGAGAACGGAACCCGGTAGATCTCGCCGGTCGATTCGTCACGGATGATCAGTTGCATCGGATCCATGACCATCTCGGTGATCCAACACATCATGTTGGCGTCTTCGTAGTACTCCCGCCGGATGTCCTCGGCAGTGACCGCCGCCGTGATCTGAATGGGTTGGGGCATGGGTCGCTCCTGATCGGATGATTGTGTGACGGTGATCTTTTCTCCGGTGATCGGATCGGCCCCGGCCTCGACCTCGAACAGGGTTTTGACCGCCGTGATCGAGTCGAGCACGCCAATACCGGGGGGAGTGACCCCCAGCAGAGCGACCGCCGTGATCACGAAGGGGTGGACGTGCCCGGTCTGGCACTTGAAATTACGGGTCGCCTCGATCGAGCGGTCCGGGTACGCCGTCGACATGATCTCGGCCAGCCACGAGGGGACACCCGCGTAATCGCCGGTGATCATGTCCCCGCCCTCGGCTAGGGACATGTTCTCTATCCAGCCGATCGCCGGTTCGCCGTCCCACCGTTTCTGTCCCTTGGGGGGTGGCTCGGAGTGGCCGAGTTTCAGCACGGGCCGACGCACCGACTTGCACTCGACCGCGCCGACCGCCGCCGCCATGTCGTCACGGGTGAACGTGGTCAGACCGGATCCGAGATTCCATTCGCCGACCGTGGCCAGCTCGATCCCTGGCAGGGTGACCAATGATGCACCGGCCGTTACCACTACCAGATCACCGGCCATGATCAGTGAAGACCCAGGGACTGGGTGGCGTGAATGAAGAACGCCAGTACGAAGAACGCCAGACCGAGCCAACCGAAGGTGACCCGGCTCTGTGCTGGTACACCGAACGCCGCCATGACGAGCAAGATCAGCGCCGCGAGGAAGCATAGGAAATCGACCATTGGACACTCCTTTTCAAGATCATTTCTCGAGCCCGTGGATCTTGGATGAGCAGCTATTCGGGCAGATCTGCCCGAATAGATTGGTGATCACTGACCGGGTTGATCGGTGGGCTGTTGACCCGGTAGGGACTGGTTCCCGTTCTGCGGACTGCCGGGCCCTGCTTTCTTGGGAGACAGTGCGCCCGGCTTTTGCGTGCCGCCGGTCTTGGTGGCAGGCGCGTTCGTGCCAGGTGCCGCCGGTTGGTTCTCTCCGCTCGGGACCAGTTCGGTCCCGGTCGCGACGTCCGGGGTGATCCGCTCGGGTAGCTGCCAACGCTCCCGGATGTAGGCATCGAGGGCCGGGTCTGGGACGAGCGCCCCGTACCGGACCAGTTCCATCAACGAGGTTGCTGTCACTTCCGGCCGGGATCCCGCGTCTCCGATGATGATCCGAGGGGCCGCTTCGTCCTCACCCCAGTTGTAATCGACCATGCGAACGGTGAGTTTCTCCAGCTCGGAGGCCATCTCACCACCGATCGAGTTGAGCGATAGCAACATGAGGTTGACCAGTACGTCTCCGAGCGCGCGTGATCCGTTGGGAGACGCGTCCAAGTTCAGGACCGAGGCGAGGGCCATTTGCGCGATCTGGGAATCGAGGTACCGGATGAATCCGAGCATGTCGGGGGACGTGCCGGTCATGCCGGTGATCGCCAGGGAGTACCCGGCCGGGAGTCCTACTCCGGATTCGTCCCCGACCCTGATCTGAGTGGCCAGCTTGGATGCCTCGGACACCATGGCCGGGGTCGCTCCGGCCGGAGCCGTGACGCTCGGGACTCCCATCCCGAACCGCCGCCCCGACGTGGCCATGATCCGCCATGCTTCGTGTTTGAGCAGCCAAGCGCCATATGCGGGCCGGAACATCGATCGACCTTGGTGCATAGCACCTTCGCGATCACGGGCGTACCAGAGCAGCCGATTCTCGGGGATGATCGGGTCGTAAAAGTTCTGCTGAATGCCTTTCAGCTCGCCGTTGGGCCAGAGCTTCATGTCCCTGATCGTTTGGGGCATCCGCTCGGCCAGCTTGATCAGCCGGGCCTTCCCGTCCCTGATCTCGTACGACTCTTCGAAGGGCATGTGACCATAGATCAGGTGAAGCAAGGCCAGCCGGAAGTGAGTGGCGAAGTTGATCCCGCGCCGCCGAGCCGGGCCCGGTTCGTCGTTATTGCCCAAGATCGGCAGACCTAGATCATCGCTGATCTGCTGAGCCACTTCGTCCCGGACCCCGTGCGGGTCGACCCACTTGGGAGCCTGCCGGAGTGGGAGCGTATAGGCGTTCATCACCGCCGTCAGTTGCGGATCATGCCTCATCTGCGCATAGGTCCGGGTCGATAGCGGCCACGTCAGATCAGCGATCAATTCGAGCGTGTCGACGTACTGAACGCTCAACCCATAGACATCGGACAGATAGCCAAGCTCATGAGTGGGGGCCGAGAGCTTGGTCATTTCCTACCTCGCCGGGCCGGATGCAAGATCTGCATCCCTTCGAGAGTCGACGTCGGCACGCGGGGAGGCATCGCGTCATACTTGGTGAGATCTTGGACGGCCAAGATCTCCTCGGTCGTCCAGGTGGCCAAGATCAACTCGCGGAAGTTCTTGAGGACCATGGCATACGGCCACGAATTGGGGCAAGTCACCATGTCCTCCCTTCAAGTTCCTTGAATGTCGGGGCCGGTAGTGCCGGATCGACCCCGGTCTGTGCCTGAAAAGCCCGGTCGGTATCGGTGACCTGGTATCGAGCCGTGATGACCGAGGTGACCGCGCCCGTCCAGTGTGCGATCACCACGCGGGCCGCGTAACTGATCACATCGACCCAGTCGTCATGCACCGCGTTGGGGAATTGGACGCATTGGTCGATCACGTCCCGGACGATCAGCGTTGACGTGTCTCCGGCCGGAACCCACAACCTGCCCGTGTCCAGCCGGGTACTAGCGGGGATCGCTCGGGTGATCTTGTCCGTCTCGGCTTTCAGCTCGGAGACCGGAACGCCCTGACTGGTGGCATCCCGGACGAGCGTGGTGCCGATCATGGCCGATTCGATGAACACCACATCGGCCGACCAGCGTTCCCGTAGGGGCCGGACCAGCGCCCAGTGTTCGGTCTCCTCCAAGCGAGCCGAGTCCCCGTCGATCAGGACCAGGTCCCCGTCGAGCGTGATCAGCCATACTCCGGCCACCGTGAAGTCAGCCGAGGTCTTTTTGCTGGCAGCAAGGTCGACGGTGAGAAACCGCCAGCACTCGGAGAGGTAGATGATCTTGTCCCCGAGCGCGATCCGCATTCCGCCGAGCAGATCATGCCGGTACGGGTCGCTAGGCAACCATTGCCAGTAGCGGAACGACTTTCGTTTGAAAAGACCGCCCGCCGCCGGAGCCGGACGCTGCTGGTAGAGCGCCGCCCAGACATATTCGCCGACGTCATGCCGGATATTCGCCCAGTTACGATCGCCTCGCGCCGAGATCATCGGCTCGCCTACCGGCCGCCCGAGCAGATCATCATCGGCCTCGGAGACCGCCGGGATGATCACGATCCGCCACCGACCCGGCTCGTTGCGCATGAGCCACCCGGCAAGATCATCTTCGTGCCAGCGAGTCTGGATCACTACGCACTTACTGCCGGGCCCGAGCCGGGGAACCGCCACACCCTGCCAGAACCGCTTTGCGCGCTCCCGGTACCGCGCCGACTGCGCTTGCTCAAGATCTTTCAGCGGGTCATCGATGATCAGCCAATCGACCGGCTTGCCGGTCAGCGAGCCCGCGATCCCTACGCAGTAGACACCGCCGCGCCCGCCGTCGATCTGCCAGCGCCCGGCCGCGCGTGAATCTGCGCGGAGAGTCAGACCGAGGTCGATCGTTGACTCGGCTCCGTCGAACGTCTCCGCGTCAAGCTTGATATCAGCGCCCCAGCGCCTTGCCATCTCGTCCGCGTACGAGACGATCGCGATCCGCAAGTCATGATCATTGGTGAGAAGCCACTCGGGGAAGTAGTGGCTAGCCCGTTCCGACTTGCCCTCCTGTGGAGGCATGAAGATCATCAGCCGGTCGTGATCGCCCTCGGCCAGCTTGACCAGCTCGGAGTCGATCAAGTCGAGCGCCGGAGTTTGGATCGTGGTGTTATTGAGCGCCTTGGCGAGATCGCCGGGAGTACGCCACCGCCGACCGGCCTTGACCTTCGGGGGAAGCGGGGGGCCGTATTTGGTCCCGGCCAGTTTCGCCGCGATCGCCTCGGCCACCGACCGGGCCGCGCCGGGCGTGCTCACTTGCCGGTCAATCGCAAGATCAGCGTGATGATCCCGATCACCAGGATCACGCCGCCGACGAGCGAGCCGATCACCGCGAGCACCTGGCCGGTATCGGCTCGTTTCTCGGTCTTCGCGTCGATCATCCCCAGGGTCGAACCT